AACTAAAAATCAGAAAAGTTGATGGTTATTGGAATTATGATAAATCTGAATTTGAGCAACCAAGTAGAGTAAAACCTACTGATGAGGAGATTGACAAAATATGGAAATCTCAATATGCTCTAAAACCCTTCGTTGATCCAAGTAATTTTAAATCTTATGATGAACTCAAAGAGAAACTGAATAAGACACTTACTGGACAAAGAAGTACTGAGTCTGTAGAAGATATTGACCTCCCACCTGTCAGTAATGACGTACCAACGTCTTCTAACAATTCAGTAGAGGAAGTTGAATCGTCCAACGATAGCGATGACCTATCGTATTTTAGTAAACTTGCTGAGGACGATTCATAATCTATCTCTCTCACTTTCTCAATTGGGTAGCCTTCGGGCTACCCACTCAATAAAGATATAAAAATTATTATGACAAGGATTATTAATCTTACAGAAACAAAAAGACAAGAGTTTACTTTAGAAGATGTTGAATACAATAAAAAGTATTGGATTGACTCTGACAAATTTAATCATCTACGAGAGTTTATGACTCTGGTTGCATATAAAGCACTTCCATTTAAAAGTGTTAAGTGGGAACCAATAGAAGGTGTATCCACACAAAAACCAAGGTCAAGTGGTTCAAATGAAGCCAAAGAAGAATTAGAAGAAAGTATAAGAGATGGATGGATGTTGAAAGAAGATCCATTACACGTCATATCATACCTAGGCAATCTTAATCATGGCACAGGTAAAACTAGATATGAAATACTATCAGGTAGTTACAACTATAAAAACGCCCCTACGGCTATTTGGGAACCAAAAGGTGAAAATGAATTTGAAAAAATAAGTAACATAGAGGCAGCACAAATATTTTTAAATGGTAAACCTAAAAGCGCTGTAGCAGGTTATAATACAAAAGAAGATATTAAGAATATGCTAATCAGTGTAGCAAAAAGATACAAGAAGGCTTATCCTAACTTTACAGATTTAGATTTACAAGTCGTTTTAACTAAACAAAAAGATAAAGCTACAAAGGGTGATATAAGATGGAAAGGCACAAAACTCTCACCTATCATAAATGAAGTTATGGATATTGAAAGTAATAAAAATTTAGATATTTACAATTACGATAATGATGAAAAAGTAAAATTAGCTGTAGAAACTTTAAAAGGCTATGATAAAAAGAAATTATATTTTTCTGTATCAATGGAAACTGCTACAAATGCTGTTGTAAAAGGAATATTAAAAGCTGTTGCACAAAAAAAACTAGTTCATATAATTCCATATCTTAAATCTTTACCTACATCTAAACAAGAAGATTATATAAAAGTTTTTAACAGTAAGTATAAAAAATTTATAAAACAATATAAAATTGTACTTAATCTTATTAAACCATCATTTCAAAAGAAAGTTTTGTTATTAGGTGCTTTTCCTATGGTAAAAGCAGAGCATGCTGAACATGAACCAGTAAAACCATATGTTGAAAATAAAAAAACTTCCTAATATTGATAGACGGGCATACAAAGGTTTATTTAAACCAGAGAACCCACAAAAGTATAAAGGTAATCCTAAAAAGATAGTTTATCGTTCCTCGTGGGAGAAGCGATTTATGAAATATTGCGATAAAACTAAAGATATTATTGAATGGGGTAGCGAAGAAATAGCCTTATATTATAGGGGTGTTGACAACAAATCACATAGATATTTTCCTGACTTCTATATGAAAGTCAGACAACCTAATAACACATTTAAAAAATTTTTAATTGAAATCAAACCTAAAAAACAAACAAGAAAACCACAAATGGGTAAGATAAAAACAGCTTACTACAAAAGAGAATTATTGACATATGAAACAAATAAACGTAAATGGGCAACAGCATTTGCATGGTGTAAAAAACACAATATGTCATTTAAAATACTTACCGAAGATCATCTAAAAACATTCTAAAATTGTCATAAATAGTAGTATGGCAAGCGTATTTGATAGAATCAAAGTAAAAGTAGGCGATACTGATAGGTCTGCTACATGGTATAGAACACAAGTAAATAAGATTGCTAGTGGTACTACAGCAGGTCAATTATTCAGACAAGGTAAACTTAACGGTAGACCTAGTGTAGGACGATTGAACTTATTTGGGTATAATCCTAAATTAAGAAGAACTTTACCATATTACGATATATTTCCATTAGTATTGCCATTAGAGCCAATAACAGGTGGGTTTATGGGTATGAACTTTCATTATCTACCACCTTTGTTAAGATTTAGATTATTAGAACGTATGCAGGCAACTGCTACAGATCAACGATTTGATAGTAAAACAAAATTTGATGTAACTTATGATGATGTAAAAAATATAAGAATTGTAAAACCAACAATTAAAAAGTATTTGTACTCACATGTACAAACAGGATTTTTAAGAATAAATGCAGATGAAGCTGCAGTTGCAATATACTTACCTGTACAAAGATTTAAAAAGGCAAGTGAGGCACAAGTTTATTCAGACAGTAGGAGATTTATTTAATGTCAATAATTAGTGTAGGTAAAAGAATAGGTGACTTAGATATAAGACTTGGTATACCACCATCAAAGGCACAGTTTGATAAGGGTGAAACTAATAAAAGATATGGTTACATTAATGCATCATCATATAAAGACTCAGTATTTAATAGATTTAGATCAGGTTTAACTCAAGCAGGTGGTTTGGCAAGACCAACACAATTTATTGCTACTATAGATGGTCCTGTTGGTATGAAGAATATTCCCAATATTTCTGCTGTTGGATCACAAAGCACAACAAGAATGTATCAAAGTATGAGTTTAGCTGATGCAATAAGAAAAAATATTAATTTAAGAATGGACTTATTTTGCTCTGAAGTAACAATACCAGAAAAAACAATTACTGATGACGTTAATGAACAGTACTATGGACCAAGCAGACAGATGGCAAAAAATACTGTGTTTAATGATTTAACATTAACATATTATACAGGAATAGATTTTGATGAGAGAATTTATTTTGAAGCATGGCAAAACGGTATTGTTGATCCAATTTCACACAATTTAGGTTATTATGACGATTATGCTACACCATGTAAAATAACAGTAACACCAATAACAAAATCGTTTATATCAGCACTTGAAGGAATTAATCCATCAGATTATGGATCAGTAGATAATTATAGAGATATGGTTAGAAGATTATTAGGTAACACTTCAGGATTTTCAGCATATCAAGTACAATTTTATGAAGTATGGCCAAAAACTATTGCTTCTGTTCCTTTAAGTTATTCAGACACAAATGCTTTAGTTAAAACTACTGTAACATTTGCTTATAGAAATTATGCTACATCAGCATGGTCTTATTTAAGTGATAACAAATTTAAAGAATATGCAGCCTTAGATAGAACTGAGTACAGAAACAATTTAACTGCTATGCAAACAGGTTTACTAGATAATCTTCCTTTTGGTATTGGTAACGAAATAGGAAGAGTAGGAAGACAAGTGTTTGATACAATAAAAAATAAATTACCAATAGGTAGAATAACAGGCGGTATGGTATTTCCAAGAGGCATGCCAGAACCAAGTGACTTTAGAGATTTAATATTATAATAAGGAGAAATAATGAGTATACCATTAATGAAAATACCTGAATATGATTTGATACTATCAAATAATGTAAAGGTTAAATACAGACCATTTTTAGTAAAAGAAGAAAAAATACTATTATTGGCAAATGAAAGTCAAAACGAAAATGAAATGATCAACACACTTATTAATATGGTTCAAAGCTGTATTAAAGGTGATGTAGATGTAAAAAAGTTACCTGTGTATGATTTTGAATGGCTATGGTTGAACATAAGATCAAAATCTATAGGTGAGGTTATACAATTAAAATTAAAATGTCCAGATGATGAAACACAAGTTGTTGATTATGATTTTAATGTAGAAAGTGTAAAACCAAACTTAAATAAAAAATTTCAAACAAAAATAGAATTTGCTGAAGACTATGGTGTAATAATGAAAGTGCCAACAATAAAAGAAGTAGCAAATAAAAGAACTATACTTGATTTGTCAATTAACTTGATGAGGGATTGCATTGCTCAAATATATCAAGGTGAAGAAGTATTTGAAGCAAGTGAGTTAGAACCTGCTGAGTTAGATCAGTTTTTAGAGAATTTGACAATGGTTCAATTTAAAAAGATAAGAGATTATTTTGAGTCATTACCAATTATATCACATACTATAGAATATAAGAATCCTAAATCAGGTAAAGAACATAAATTATTATTACAAGGTGCAACTGATTTTTTTCAGTTACCCTCTTACATGAAAGCCTAGAGAGTTTTTATCGTACTAATTTTGCTTTAATGCAGTACCATAAATACTCTTTAAGTGATTTAGAAGAAATGCTGCCGTGGGAGAGGGAAATATATGTTGAACTATTAATGCAACATATAAAAGAAGAAAACGAAAAGTTAAGAGAGAAACAAAGAGGGAGAACATAATGATAGAAGTAGGAAAAAATATAATAGTAAACATATGGGTATTTTTAAGAGATGAAGTACCTCAATTTATGTCAAACTGGAGATTAATACCAAGAGTATTCATGTTGCTATATGGATATGCTTTTTATATGACAATGCAATGGTTTATGGCACTACCTGAACCAAACAATGCACAGGCAGGTTTTGTATCTGTAGTTGTTGGTGCTGGTGCAGCTTGGTTTGGTTTATATGTAAATGGTAAACCTAGTAAAATAGAAACAAAGAAATAATAAATGCAATCAAAAGTCTTTAAAAAAGCAAATCCTGAAAACTTTAATAAGATTCTTAAAAGACAAAAAGAAGAAGAGTCTGATCCTAAGTTTGCTATATCTGATGCCTTGCAAGAATATCAATCACAGTTAGAGAAATCTGCTGGGTATCAGAATCAAAGTAAATTAAATGATGCTAAAATAAGAACAGATATAGTCAACTATGTGATAAACTACGGTCCTGGTGATTTAGAAGGATTGAAAGGAATGGAGTTTGATGATGCAAAAACTCTACAAAAGACTATTGAAAAAGAAATAGGTGAATATGAAGGATTAAATAAAAAAGGCATTATTAGTGATGAAGAACTTATATTCATAAAAGAAACTGTAGGTAGAACAAATGAACAACTAAAAAAAGTTTTAGGACTAACCACAAAATTATCATTATCATTTAGAGATTTCAAAAAAGAATTAAAACCTTTAAAATTAGCACAAAGAATAGGTCTTACAAATATACCAATCATTGGTAAAAGAATTGAAAGGGCGATTGAGTCTGATGAACAGGCAGAGAGTAAAGCATTATCTTTGAAAAGAAGATTAAGAACAAAAGAGGCTAAAGAGCAATTTAAAACTGGTGGACAAAGTACCGTACAAACACAATCAGAGCAAAGAGAAGAATTAGCAAAAGAGGCCACATCATCACTATTTACAGAAGCACCATCAATAAGTGCAAGAAGTGTATCAAAAGAAAATTTAGTAGAAGAAGAACGAGAATCTGATAAACAATTTGAAACATCATCAGGTTTGTTAGAAAAGATATTAATTGAATCTGAATTAACAAACGAATTATTAGGTGGTAAAAAACGTGGAGAGAGTGATGAGGGAGTTGGTTTTTTAGAAAAAGTTTTGGGCATAAAAATTCTTAAAGATATGTTTACAAAACCAGGGTTTGTACCAAACGCTGGTAAAGTAGCAACAGCATTGACAGGATTAACAGCAACAGGATTAGGCATAACTGTATTGTTTGGAGGTGCAGTAGGAACAGCAATAGGTAAACTTGTTAAATACTTTTTTGGTTCAAGGGACGACAATCCAAATGAAAGAGAGATAGAAAAACAAGAAAGTGCATTTGGATATAATGATGAAACAAATTTGGACTATGGATCACTTGATGAACCTAAAAAAGAAGCAATTATAAAAGATGAGTACACCAAATACAAAGGTGAATTAGGTGATATGTCATTTGAGCAATTTAGAGATGCTAGAAAGAATATTGGCATAGGAAAATATATAGAAGGAAGTAATCGGGCAGATAAAGGTAATGCGGAATCAATGAAAAACATTGATAAGATAAAACTTTACAATGAAGACCCTAATAAATTTAGTACAATGTATCCAAAGAAATCATTTTTTCAAAAAACATCCGATGTTTTGTTTAGTGGTACAACTGAAGATTTAGAAAAAATGTATTCAGGCCAATCAGCTGCAATGGGACTAATGGATACTAACTTTATACCTTTACAAAAAAATGAAAAGGTAAATGAAATGAAAGTGAACGAACTAGAAAAATTAGAAATTCAAAATGGTGCAGGCACAAATCTTATCAATAATAGCGTTGTTACTTCTGACAATTCTACCACTATGACTAATGACATGAACACATCTATAGGAACAACAAACGCAGATAAAACAGTTGAGAAGTTTGCAAATTACTCATAAATATTAATATGGCAAAACCTTTTAAATTTATAACAAATGTAGTAAACGGATTAATTAAAAAACAATCCTCTGGACTAACAGGTGGTACTGTAGCAAATTTTAATACTATTGCTAGTAAAAAGGGAATTGTAAATTACAATCCAACAAACGCTGATTATTCATCTCCTCATAGAGTAGAAAGTAATAACTTTTACGTGTACCCTATAGACAAACAAGATCAGGAACATTATATTTTATTTGATATAATTGAAAGGCAGGCTGGAGATGCAACACCTAAAATTGGTGGTAATAGACAAGCAACTAAAAGAGCAGATAACCTTGATCAAGTTGTATATGGTGCAAATAGATTTTTTACTGAAGGTGTTGTTAAAGATGGTGGTTTTGATATAACAGGAAGTGCATCATCAAAAAGAGTGATAAAGGATACTATAGCAATTTATATGCCTCAAACAATAAAATTTCAATATGCAGCTGGTTATGGTGCAGCTGAAGTTGGAGTTGGATTTGCAGCATTTGAAGCATTAAAAAAATCAATAGATGGTGGTAATTTTTCAGAAAACTTTAAAGGTTTAGGACAACAATCAATTAATTTAATAAGAGATGGGTTTGCTTTTTTATCAGCGGGTGTAGGTGCAGGATTGGGCGCAGCCGCACAAAGAAAAACAGGTTTAAGTGTAGCAGCAATGCAAGAAATGATTTTTGAAGGTATAGATTATAGAACATTTAGTTTTACATTTAAATTTACACCAAGAAGTAGAAAAGAATCTGATGTTGTAAATAACATTTTACACACAATCAAAGAGTCTATGTTACCTGAAAAATTTGGTGGTGGTAAATCAATTGCTGCTTATAAAGTACCACATGAATTTGTAATAAGATTTATGAAAGGTGCACACATTAACGCATTTTTAGATCCAATAGGATTATGTGCTTGTACTGGCGTTGATATAGATTATGGGTCTGATAAGTTTTCAACTCATGCGGCTGGTGATCCAGTGTCAATTGACGCTACGTTAACATTTAAAGAATTAGAACTTGTAGAAAGAACAAGATATAACGAATTACGAGATAGTGCTCGAGGTGGCGGTATGATACCAGATAGAGGTAGAAATAGATAATGCCTTCTTATTTTAATCAATTTCCTAAAATATACTATGATGCTGTTGGTGACGGTAATTATAAATTAGTTACAAATTTGTTAAGACGAGTACAAGTTAAAGAAGGATTAAAAGAAAGTGGTGCATTATTTGATTTATACGATATAGAAGGTGAAGACACACCTGAGTCAGTTGCTGAACGATTTTATGGTGATCAGCAATACTATTGGATAATATTATTGTTTAACAATATTAAAGACCGATATTATGATTGGCCGTTGAGTCAAACACAATTTGAAACCTATGTAAACGACAAATATGACAATGTAAATGCTATTCATCATTATGAAAT